TCGGGCGAGCCTGCCTGCCCCGGTGCCAGCGACAGCGTCACCCTGCCCCGCCACGGCAGCTTGGGCTGGCCAGCATCCCCCGTCCACGGGTTCGGCAGGGTATTGCCCGGCATCTGCTCCATTAAAATGAACGGATAGAACATCGGCGCAAAGCCTTTGTCCTTGAGCCCGCGAATGCTTTCGATGACAGAGGCATCCGACGGTGTGCCGCCATAGACGGGCCGATCCCCCTGACGCGGCACCAGCCCCGCCTGCCCGCGCGATGTATCCGCCACGCGCCAAGGCATCGTGTCGCCATCCACCTCTTGCTGCTCCACCAGCGGCCTGACTTCGCAATCGGCGCAGCGCAGGTCATTGCCAAACCACGACACAACCAGACTGACAGAACCGCAGTCCGGCAGCTCCTCTGACAGCGCAGTGATAGAGGTGGCGAAATCCGTCTCGCCGCTGGGCGAGTTCACGTTGATCGCGACCTGCTCGCCGTAGGCCGCCGACAGGTTCACCTGCGTAGTGGCAAGCGCGTACTCTCCGGTTCCCGGGATCAGCGCCACGCCGCGCACGGCGCGGGCGATATCGCTTTGATCCTGCGGCGCGCCGTCCTGTGCCGGGCGCATGACCTCGAATGTGAACTGCGGCACGCGGTTGCCGAACTGGCCCAGCGCAAGGTCTTCGAACACGACATAGGCCGTACCGCGATAGGCGGGCGCATAGGTGGCCCCCTCGACCGCCGCGATCTTGGGGTCAGGCGCTTGGTCCTGCGCCCCTGTATAGACCCGCATATTAAGCGAGAGCGGCGACACCTCTTCGCCGTCCGCCCAGATGCGCCCAACGCGCGCGATCTCTCCCTCGCACAGCGCCACCGCTAGGCTGACGGTATAGCTATAGGTCGTCGTGGCAGGCTGCGCCCCCGCGCCCTTACCACCCCCTGTGGTTTCGGCGCTTTCGGCAAAGCGGCTGGCCCAGATCACATGACCGCCCAGCCGCATCCGCCCGTGCAGACGCGCAATCGCGCCGCCCTCGCCGGTGCCGGTCAAACGAAAGCGGTCCACGCGGCCGACCTCGACCGCTTCGCTGCCTGCGCCAAGGATCCGCTGGTCGATCACCCGGCCCAGCACCGCCCCCGCCGCGCGCCCCACCGTCGCCATCGACAGCCCCATGACAGAGCCCCCAAGCGATCCGCCCAGCGCCATGCCTGCGGCCGAAAGAACCAGCGTTGCCATGTATTATCCTTTCTGAAATTCGAAACGTGCCACGATCCGCCGTACCCAAGGGGCCGGCAGCGGGCTCTCCACCACGCCGTGGCGGGTGTATGCATGGATAAAGGCGGGCGCGGCCCCTGCAGCTGACACGATGCCCAGATGCTTGGCCACAGCGCCCTGCCGCATGCGAAACAGCAGCACCTGCCCCGGCACCAATGTATCGGCCTGTGCGCGCCGCAGATGCCGCCGGGCCGCGTCCCACAGCACTTCCTCGCCCTGCGGCTCTGCCCAGTCTAGGGTATAGTTCGGCAACCGCTCCGGCTCTGCCCCATACAGGTGCCGCCACACACCGCGGATCAGCCCCAGACAATCGCATCCCGCCTGAAATCTGGACGCTTGGTGCACATAGGGCGTGCCGATCCAGCGCCGGGCCTCGGCAACAACGGCGCTCATCGCCAAAGGCTCCCGCCGTCGCCGGTATCATCGCTACGCGGCACGCTCATCAGCCAGTCGTCGGTCGGCATATCGGGAAAGCCGCGAAAGTTCACAAGGTTGGCGAATTTCGCGCGGCAGGTGTCCGCCCGGCGGTCACACCCCGCGACCAGCCGTACTGTATCCCCCACAGCGACGTCCGCCCGCAGCGCCTGCCACAACACGATCTCGCGCAGGCTCCCCTTGATCCGGTCCACCTTGATGCCAGCCTTCAGCCCTTTGGCCGCGCCGGTCAGCACCTCGAAGTGTCCTTGTTCGAACCAACGGTCGGTATATCCCGCGCTTGCGCACACAAAGCTGCGCTGATCGCTTAGCGACTGCACCCCCAGCGTTACGGCAAAGGCGGCGTCTTGCGTATTCACACCGCAGGCCGCATCCCCCAGCACCGCATCACAGGTGCGCAAAAACGTGCGCCCCGTGGGTTGGTTCAGCAAATCCGTCAGCCCGCGCAATACCACCTGAAACTGCCCCGCGTGATGGGTAATCTCGCCCACCTTCCCGCGAAACCGCAACTGCCGCGCGCTCACGTCATCCCAGCGCACCAGCCAATTGCGCACTTCGGCCCCGTCATAGCGCCCAGCGCGAATATCTTCCGCTGTGATGACATCCGCTTGCAGCAGCCCCACCGCCTCGGAATTATCCACCGCAAGGCCAGAGCTTGCCGCCAGCGCCCGCGCGCTGAGCCCGCTATCCGCCAGAAAGGTGATCCCATCGAACGCAAGCGGCCGGTCGTGATCGGTAAAGCCAAAGGTCACGCCATCATCCCGCGTGATCGACCAACATTGGCACACATGGCTCGCGCCTGTGCCCAAATGCGCGAATAATCCCGCCTCGCTCATACCCGCACCTCGACCACTGGCACGCTGGGCGCTTGCCCCGCCTGAAAGCTGGACACAGAGGTTTCGATCCGGTCGGTGTCGAACCGCACCGGCACATCGAACTCAAAGCCCGCCGTGACCTCTGCCCCCGCATCCGGCGCATCGGCAAAGGTCACCAGCCCCGTGGCGGTATCCACGGTAAAGTCGATGCCCTCTTGCACCTCGTCCCCGCCCACAGCAATCCGCACAGTCCCTGCGACAGGTTTGGCGATCGGGCGGGCATAGGTCTGCTCTCCGCTCACGTAACGCTTCACCAGCTGGATCACGCGGGTCACATCGTCCCCCATCGCAATCAGCTGATCGCCATAGGCCGGCGTCTTGGACGGGGCGCAGGATTTGTAGTCGCCCCAGTCCTTCCACCGAAACCCGTGCAACTGCCCCTCGCGCGCTTCAAAAAACGCAGTCATCTGGGCGATATCGTCCAAGGACCGCAGCCCCACCCCCGCATCAAAGCGGCGGCGCGAATGGGCCCAGGGCGTGTTCCGTTCCTCATAGCCATTGGCCAGCGTCACAATCTCGGTGCGGCGCTCTGGCCCGCCGGTCGCGCCAAAGCTTAGGTTCGCCGGAAAGCGTATGTCGTGAAATGCCATTATCCTGTTCCCCTACCTGTTCCGCTGACCGCGCCCGAGTACGCGCCCCATCTGGGCGGCGATCTGGGCTTGGCTGCGTTGAAAACTTTGCGCGTCTGGTGTGGTGACATGCATGGTGACGTTCACGCTTTGACCGCCCCCGCCGCGCACGCCAAGGCGGCCATCCGCGCCGCGCGCAAGCGGCATGATCGCCTCTGGCCCCGCTTCGCCCATCAGGCCGGTGCCGCCGCGCATCCCGAATGTCGTCGGGCTGCTGACCACGCCCCCCTTGGCAAAGGGCATCACCCGCCCTTGGGCAAACGGCGCGCCTTGGGCAAAAGGCATCACACCCGACACAGCGGCGTTGATCCCATCCGATAGCAAGCTGCCGGCCTGCTTCATCACCGGGTTGATCGTCGCTGCATAGGCCGTGTCGATCATGGATTTCGCCACACCGCTCAGCGTGTCCGACAGGGACTTGCCGTCAAAGATCAGACCGTCAAACGCCCGCCGCAGCCCGCCCGCAAAGCCGCGTTCCAGATTGCCCAGATCCCGCGTCGTCTCTCCTAGGCTCACCTGCATATCCCGCAACGTCGCATCAAAGGCCGCCGCCATCCCCGCGGTGTCGCCCAGTGTGCGTTCCAGCGCGGCGGCATTCGCATCCAGCCCGTCTATCTGATCAAGTTCATTCATCTGTCCGGCTCCTTTTGCGGTGCGTCCGGATACGCCCGCAGCAATGCGTCAAAACCACTGCGCCCCAGCGGGCGCAGGTCCACCCGCTGCCCCAGCATCAGCGCAAGCTCTGCCGGGGTCAGACGCCAGAACTGTTCCGGCGTCAGCCGCAGGCCGTGCAGGCCCGCCTGCATCAACCCGGCCCAATCCAGCCCCGCGCTCATGTGGGGGGCGTAAAGGCGCGCGCCAGCAGCTCTGCCGCCACCCGCGCCGCCCCCACCGGCCCGCCCGCCAAATCCGCGCTTAGCAAATCCGTCGCCGTGCCGCGCCAGCCGCCGCCGCGCAAACCCGCGACCAACAGCGCCATCACATCGGCCCCGCGATAGCGCCCCGCCTCGAACCGCTCGACCAGATCGACCAGCGATCCCGCCTCCAGCGCGGCCTCCAGCTCTGCCAGCGCGCCTAATGTCAGCTTGGCGACATGGGGCACACCGTCGATGGTCACGCAGACCTCTCCTGCCAGCGGGTTCACCATCTACAGCGCCGCGACAAAGCTGATCTGGCCTGCGCTGGTCAGCGACATCTCATAGGTTGCCTCGCCATCGAACGTGCCTGCATATTCGATAGAGGTAATCTGAAACGCCCCCTCGATCGTGCCAAAGGACGGGATGATCACCTGAAACTTCGGCGTCTCACCGTCAAAGAACACCTGACGCATCCGCTCGTCCGTCTCGGCATCGCGAAAAATGCCAGAGCCTGAGATGCTCGCTGTTTTCACCCCCGCGCCAGCCAGCAATTCACGCCAGCCGCCCGCGCTCTCTAGGCTGGTGACATCTACGCTTTCGGCGTTGAAACTGATCCGCGTCGCCCGCAGGCCTGCCGCGCTTTCGAACAGGCCGTCGCCGGTCATGTCCACTTTGACCAACAGGTCCTTGCCACTTTGTGCTGCCATGTCATTGGTCCTTGAATGAAAACGTTGGGCGTCAGTCGTCCGACACGCGCGCCCGGAAAATCAGATCGATGCGGCGGGTGTCGCCTGTGCCCACCCGCGCCGCTGCGGCCTTGTGAAAGCGAAAGCCAATGACGCTTCCCCGGCTCAGCGCCAGCGGCGCGCCCAGCAGCGCATCGCTTACCGCTGCCGCCGCCCCCTTGGCTGACGCAAAGCCCGCCCGGTCCGTCACCACCGACACCGTGAATTCATGCACCGCGCCCGCGCCGCTGCCGTCAGAGGCATCGGTCACCTTCTCGCTGCCCAGCGCGACATAAAGGGTCGGCACATCCCCCGGCGGCAGCGCGTCAAAGACCGCCGTGCCCACCAGATCGCCTAGCGCCGCATTCGCTGTCAGCCGGGCAAAAACCGCCGCCTGAAGCGCCAAAGACATCGCATAGCTCATCGCGCCACCTCCTCTGCCGCGTGGCAGACCAGATACCGCGCGCGGCTGTCCTGCTCTGTCACC